TCGTACACATACTTCACAAGCTATACACTTGTCCATTTCAAAGTGTATACGTCCACGATACCTTTCAGATGGTATCAGTTTCTCATAAGGATACTGTATGGTTACAGGTCTCCTTCTCATATGATCAAAGGTTACACCTAACCCCTGAAGCATATATTTAGCAGTATCTTTAACTTCTTTTATGTAATTAAAGATTCCCTTAATCATGCTTTTTTATTCTTATAGAGAGTAACACCCCATACTGCCAATCCTAATACCACTAAGGTACTAATTGCTGTAATAGTAGGAAAAGGATAGTCTACACCAGGTGCTTCCCATGTTCCAGGAAGTAGGTAGACTGAGGGTTTAGATAGAAAAATCATCGTTTTACGTCGTGAGCACAACCATCACCAGTATAGTCATCACTGTCATAGTACCCTCCTTTGGTTCCAAAGTAAAGGCTCAATGCTACAAACGGTAATGCTGCTGCTATCAGGAATGTTTCTAAGATCATATAATTATTTAGAAATTTTTAGGATGCGTTATCACATCACCATGTATCTCACCGATGTCATCTATGTGAGCATGATCTATTTTATCAATCTCATCTATGTGAGCATGATCAATAGAAAGATGTAACTGATCATTTTCTAGGAGTTGTGCGATTCTTTCTAAAGCATCTGCAATCCTATCAAGACTTTTTTCCATAATGTTTCTTTATTTGCACTTATTATATCACGCCCATGCTTGGGCTGCAAGCCATACTGATAAACTTAAGGATGTTCCCATGATGGTGAGTCGGCTCATCCACCACATTATTTCGTGTTTCATATTAGTGTCCCATTGGTATACCAGCTGCCATAAGGCTAGACATGGCTTGTACTTCAGCGTTGATACACGAATCAACAAAATGAGGATGCTCCCTTAAAAAAGGTACATCCTCTTGTGCGTCTTTAATAGCTTCATACGAGTCTGTAGCGTACTCGCATATTTCGTGATGATGCTGTTCTGCATCATGATACCCTACGGTATAGTGTGACAGGGGCATGATCTTTCAATCCCTAATGTACTAATATTTAGTATATATTTGTAGTAACAAATACTTAATGTGTTTTATTCAAAATCAATTCCAACTTCGTCTAAAACAGCTTTATCATCTAAGTCTGGAAGATGAGGTTCTACCCAGTGATCTTTATTATCAATACCTGCAGCATCAATATAATTCATGATATGTTTATCTACCTGATGGAATATATCATGTAGATCTAAATCCATACGAATATCATGTGCAATTTCAGCAACCTGTTTCTCGGTTAAACAATGATCAGGATGTAGTAAATCACAACAGGGAATTCTCTTTTCAATGAGTTCGTTTAGGTTAATACGAATCTCATAATCTTGGTATACTGGCATACTATTCTTTAATATTATTAACAGGTGCAGTTACAGAACAATAACCTTGATCGCACATTTCTTCTAATTTACCAATTAATTTTTCATACTGATCCCAGATATACTCTGAACCAGATGCCTCCATTGTCAAGCGACATGCTCTCTTAAGACGAAATACGTCAGATTCTGATAACCTCATTGCTACAAATGCAAATCACTAATTAATTATAGGTGATTCTACGTATGTTACAACTATTTTATTCTTTTGTTAGGTTTTCAAATCATTTCATAGCTATGACTAAATGGTCTTAGTCCTCTGCTTTTGTTCTGCTTGTCTTGTAAGTCTTGAAGTCTCTGGATATTTTCCTGAGTTTTTTTAATATCGTCTATCTTTTTTTGAACTTCTGATAGTTCCTTATTGATATCCATTGTGGTTAAAAATGCTTCACTTATTACCGCCCTGCCTAAATCTCACAGCAAGTTGTAGGTATAAGTAATTCTATTTATGCACTTACAGCATTATTATCTTTATCGTGTCTCTGATATGCTGCTGGAGTCCTAGTGCTGTTGTCATTATTTCTTGCTTGAAAAGTACCAGGAGTTCGTGCGGAATTATTATTATTACGAGCTTGATAATCTCCATTCCAATTCTTATATGTCTTAGTTGCCCATCCCTCATTACCTGAGAATTGATTAACTGTACTGCTTCCTGGTTGAGGATCTACAGCATTATTATCTTTATCGTGTTTTACATATGCCATTATCTTTTTCCTCCTCCCATTTGTTTTAACATTTTCTGGAGCTCTGCTGTAGAACCTACAAACATAGCATTATTAGTAATATTCTTTGGACCTTTCTTTTCTTCATCCAAATCCTTCATCTTCTTATGTAGGTCAGCAAGTTTGTCAGTCATGTCTGCTACCTGCTTCATGGCGTTTGTAGCAACTTCATATGCTCTTGGATGCCCTGACTCCTGTGCAACCTCTAAAGCACCGTTAACCGCCTCCTGACCCTTAGAGATAAGGTTGTAGAGTTCTCCTCTAGTATATTCATAATCTTCTTCTCTATCTTCTGTGACATCTTTACCTTTCTTTGCAGTAGCTACTGGAGGTTTACTGACATCAATGTCAAGAAGCTCTTCCATATTTTCTTCTAGGTTCATAAGAATTCCACTCCTTCATTAAATCCAAAATCATCTCCAGAATCTACTAACACATCATCTGCTGCATCTATCTGACCATCAGTGTTGATATCAGTTTTTGCTTTAGGTGTATATGTTCTAGTAATAGTTCTACGATTAACTGCAAGATCACCAAGTGTCTCATGAATGATTGCTTTCTTAATAACGTCTGCAGTATTGTAAGGACCGTATAGATATGACTTCATAGTAAAGTTCAAAGTATATACGATATACCTACGTTCATAAAAACTATCATCCCAAGCATCTTCATAAGAAACATTATTTAATACAACAGCAATATCTTTCTTCTCATTCATGTCTGGAATCATGTTGAGAGTTATAGAGAAAGATGGTTGAAAGTATGGTAATATTTGTTCAGTAATTTGTAATGCATCATCTTGTGACTTAGCAATAACACCAAGTTCAAATGATAAGTTATAAGGTACAGGAACATACTGCACTCTCACTTCACCACCATTACCATCAATTATTGTCTTATACTTTTGAATGGGAGAAGTCTTACGAGTAGGATCGTAATCAATACTAGTCATCTCAAAGTAGAGACGAGGTAAAGTAATTGCAACCTTTCTACTAGAAGCATTCTCTTCCAATCTTACAAGGAATTTTTGTTTCGGTCCATACGCCAAAGGAACTTTTAATTCCTCTAAGACATCACCAGTGCTTGGATCTGTACTCTTCAGTATTACATTATTGAAGAGTGTTCCAAAAGCAACAATGTTCTTACGAACAATTTGATTATAAAAATGTGAACCTAACATTAGATACTACCTGTAAAATTACCAAACTCACCAAATGGATTGCCTTCTGACCAATCCACTATATTATCAGCATCGTCTTCAATCGCTCTATTTTGATCGTAGCTGCTGTTGGAATTATTTAGAGTATCAAAGGATTCTGGAGACCAGAGAGCACCAGAAGTCTGACCCTTAATAACTTCAGCAGTAGTAAATGTACCAGTACGATTTATTACTTGGAGTTCTCTTGTAGAAGCGTCCCAAGACTTGACCTCTGCTCTATTATCCTTGGGTGAATAATCAATAGTGACCGTAGGAGCAGAAGTGTACCCAGACCCACCTGCAGTAATATTAATACCAGTAACAAGACCCGCACTAGAGACTGTCGCTGTTGCTGTAGCACCTGTTCCACCTCCTCCTGTGAATGTAACTGATGGTGGTAAAGCAGATTTGTAATGCAGACCACCGTCAGTTATAGTAATAGAATCTACTGCATCACCGCTAATAATAGCTGTTCCTTTAGCAAGGAACTCATCACCAACAACTTCTTCACCAACAGTGAAGTCTCCTGTGCCACCTGGATCCATGACAAGCTTAATAGCATTATCAAATAGTTGTTCAACTGCATCAATCTCTGCAACACCAGTGTCAAAGTCGTCTTGACCAACCTCATAGATTTCAGCAGTAATAGCATAAAATTGAATCTTTCCAAACTGGAAGAATGGTTCTTCCTTACCAACAAATTTAATTTCATAAATGTCTTGTGTTAATGGAAAATATAAAAGGTCACCTTCATTAGGTCTTTCATCTACAGTTAAAGTAGGATTATGCTCTGCTACTTCTTCTGTCCATCTTCTAGTAGATACACGAAATATAATTTCATCAGTTATTCTTAATCCGAACTTACTAATAAATTCTGCGTTGTCTCCAAATCCAGTTACATTTTGGAGTAACATTTCTATTTGAAATTGTTCTTGATACTTAGAGTATCTAACTTCGTCTAGTGTACTATCCTGTAAAACTATTCTAGGGATGTAATATACATCCGAGCCAAACAATTTAATCTGCTCATCAACAAGATCCTGTACTAGACCTTGTTCACCAGAATGTCCTTGATAATAAGTTGGAAAATAATTACTGGTAGGCATTTTATCCGATCATATCCATTGGTGGAATTGCATATTTAGAGAGTACCTCACCCTCTATCATTCTAATCTCAGATACAGCATCTTCATATATCTGTCTACCATTCAGTGAAACACCACCTGGTAATTGAACATCATTATACTTAATCAAATTCTGCCCCCATTGTTTTTTCATAAGGGAAGTTGCATATAATTTAACAAATCTATCATTGTACATTTCTGTAGCTTCTGTTGGATCTATTAAACGATGTGCTTCTATTAATAAGTTCTGTCCTGTTTGAAGAAAGTCCTTATCAATATCTAAGTACAAACGATCACGACGCTGAGTATATCTAAACTGCTGGAATGAACCATTGTTTAAAACCATATCTAGAGTCTCTAGATATTGCTTGGTCATATAGTAGTTTAATATATCAAGGGAACCAAAGGCATACAAATCATTTAAGAATATTCTATACTCAATACCAAATAAGTTAGAACGAATAGAGTTACCTACCATTCCAAACACCTTACTAATACCAGTTACATGAGCTGGTATTGGTATATAATTTGTTGCTTCATCCCAACTTGTAGTTACTGCTCCTTCAACTTTAGTTGTAGTTACAGTTGCTGCAAGGCGAGTTTTGTCGTCATCAGTCATCTCATGAACAAGATAACAACGCTCCATACCATTATAACAATTCTCCTGAAAGAACTGAAACGTATCGTCAATAACGTTATTAACTTGTTCATCATCAATGTTTACCTGCAAAACAGGTTCACCAAGATTTCTCTTACAATATGTAATAAGATCTGCTTTAGATGCTGGTACCGCCATTACTCACAATAATCCCTTCCTACCTATTTAGGAATTATTATTCAGTAGGTTCTACACTCGCTGGAGTACCTGGTGCTTCTGCAGAAGGTTGCTCATCTGTTAAAAGACCAATAGTTTCTAAACCACCTAATAGTTTAGTCTTATATTCTTTTGCTTTTTCTAAATTCTTTTCTAACTCAATAATTTGAGTATCAGTTTTTGCGATTTGCTCTTCAAAATTTTTCTTGAGCTCAGTCGGATCCATAGTCATAATCAAAAATGATGATGTGTATTAATATTTATACGTACTTTACAGCGAAGAAAAATGTGTAGTTTGTAGTACCAGTATTTGAATTTGGACCCCAGAACATTTCAGGACAACATGTGTCACCAGAGTTTCTATTCTCACAACCATATGATTTTGAACTATCCTGAGATAAGTAAGGACCACCGTTACCATTTAGGTTGTTAGTACCAATTCTAAATCCCCAACATCCGTCATCCTGAGCAAATCTACTAGTATTGTAGTATCCATTACTATTAGGAGCTTGGTTATTTGAATATTCTGTTGAGGTATTACCAGAGACATCTTCTACAACAGATCCATCTGCATTTAAAACATAACAATATAAATTTCTATTCTGATTAGGATAGAAGAAATTCTTTAAAGGAGTTGGTGAACTATAATCCCTATAAGCCATGAAAGCAATTCCTCTATAGTTACTGCCATCATATCCAGCAAATATCATATATGGATATCCATCCAAAGATGAGTTTGGCATACCATCACTAAGTTCTATCTGATTTCCATTATCCCATTCATTATGTTTAAAATATCCTCTAGATGTAATAGGAGAAGATGTACCGTTTTGACTTTCTGCCATTCCTCCATAACAAGGAGTTGATATCAAAACATACCCTTCATTTTCAAATAATGTTCTAATTGAAGTTACATCATTATATCCATAAGATCCTAATTGACTATTAAGAGATTCCATAACACCAAATAGACCAGAACCACCTGATAAACTACCATCACATTTTCCCCAAACATCACTGTTATCAAATGAATCAATTCCGTAATATACTTCTAAAGTAACTGTCTCAGTATTATATCCAATATAACCAATAGCTGGACTGCTAGGTCTACTTGAATTAGTCCATGTAGGTATAATTAAACTACTTGGAGTATATCCTTTTGGAAAATTAACAGTATTACCACTAATGGAAAATAATGTTTCTCCACTTAATGTTTGTAATGTATTTGCTCTTACGTATGACATGGTTAATTATATTTGACAGCGAAGAAGAATGTAAAACTTGTAGTGCTAGTATTTGATTGTGGACCCCAGTACATTTGAGGACAACATGTATCACCAGAGTTTCTATTCTCTGTTCCGTACGAGTTAGATTGGTTATTAGACAAATGAGGTCCACGCCAGTTACCATTTAGTGACTGAGCTCCAATACAGAATCCCCAACTTCCATCATCTTGAGCAAATCTATTATTCTGATAATATCCATTACTATTAGGATTTTGGTTATCAGAGTACCATGTGCTTGTACCTCCAGAAGTATCAGTTCTAGTAGATCCATCTGCATTTAATACAAAGCAATATAGATTTCTAGTTTGGTTAGGATAGAAGAAACTTTTTAGTGGAGTTGGTGAAGTATAATCCCTATAAGCCATAAAAGCAATTCCTCTATAGGTACTTCCATCATATCCAGCAAATATCATATGTGGATATCCATTAAGATTACTATCAGGCATACCATCAGATAATCTTATTTGAGTTCCACTATCAAATTCATTTCTAGCAAAGTATCCTCTAGAAGTTATTGCACTTGTTGTTCCATTCATTGATTCTGCCATTCCACCATAGCAGGGAGTTCCAATTAATTTGTATCCATAATTTTCAAATTCTTGTCTAACCTGTGAAACATCATTATAACCATATGAACCCAATGAACCATTGAGATTACTCATATCATTATATGTGTTAACCCCACCTAAAGTTACACTAGTGTTATATCTATACCATTGCTGTTTTCCTCTATCACTCAGTCCAGAATAAAATTCAATTCTTTTTTTATCAATATTATATCCTGCTGTTTTTTCAAGTGGACTTGCAGGTCTTCCAGTATTATCAGCCCATGTTGGTAAAGGAAATCCACCAGGATTATAAGCAGCAGGGAATAATGGTGTGATTCCATCGGGTTGCATTTGCATTACCGTTTCATCACTAGTATTTGCTAATCTATTTGCCTTAATGGTGCTCATAACTTTTACTTCTCGTAATTATATTTATGGGGTTAAACCAAGGTCTTGATCTGACATTAATGTACCACTGAAAACTGCCCATAGTGCATTACCTTCAGCATCAACACCTGCATAAACTTCAATAGCATTTGCTTGTATGTTATAACCCATACCACCAATAGTTAATCCTGTTGTAGGTCTTGCTTTAGCATCTTCCCAACAATTAAATGCATATGCATTAGGTCCGAAACTTCCATTAAAAGTAATAGAACCTCCAGATCCAAATGTCATAGCACTTGAACCTGGTTCATTTTTGAAAGTTTGAATATTTAAAGAACTTGATATTGCCATTTTATTTTAAATTAAGTAATGATCCAAGTTGCATTATTTTGAACATGGACTGTGTAATTGCTACCAACAGTTATTGGTCCGATAGATGATCCATTTGTACCAGATGGTATAGTTACATCTTCGTTAATTACAGATAGACTTAGTTTGATTACACCATAAGAGTCTAACCACTGTGCTTGTCCATTTGCCTTTAATACACCAGTAACATCTATGTTACCTCTAACATCAAGAGCTTCATTAGGATTAGCATTGGAACTAAAGTTAATACCAACCTTAGATGCTCTATAAATGTCGTTACCATTTGGAGCAGCTGTCCATCTAGAAGTAACGAATGGAGAATTATTCTGGAATATTCCTCCGTTGAAGTTAACGTCACCTTCAATATTTAGTTGATAATTTCTGTTAGTAGTACCATCTTCTGGATCAACACCTGATGTAGCAGTTGTATTAATAGCAACTCTGTTTGTGCTACCATCAATTGTAAATGCTGGTGTACTATTCCAAGATGTTCCACCGTTGTTAGTAGATGCTTGGATAGTAAATAAATGGTTAGCAACTAACTGGTTACCAACTTGGAAGTTTCTGTAACTAGAAGCACCACGGAAGTGAATCTTAGCACCACCATTATCATTAGCATTATCTATATTAAGTGTAGAATTAATTAATGCATCACCATCAACTTCAAGTGTGTAATCTGGTTCACGGTCAATATTAACACCTAACTTTCTAGATGCAAGAATATCACCAGTAACTTTTAATACTAATTCTTCACTACTATCAAAGTGGAACCAAGAACCGTACTCAGTTGCAGGAGTAGATGAATCAGAATGTTTGTATATAAGATAACCATACTGACCATAAACTTGTGCTCCACTACCACCACTAGAAACATTATCTGAGAATGTAATTCTTGAACCTTCAGCAGCATTAGTAGCAGATCCAAGGAATAAACCACTAGTACCACGAATATCTAAGTTATAGTCTGGTGTAGAACCTGCATTGATACCAACTTTCTCTGCAGAAACATCAACATAGAATGTATCAGTATCAACTTGAAGATCATCTGATAATGTTACTTTTCCAGTAAGTCCAGATGTACCAGAAACAACAAGGTTAGATGACGCACCAGTTAAAGTAAGAGAACCAGTCATGGTATCTCCAGCTTTCAGTACGTTAAGTGATGCAGAACCTGTTAAGTTTGCAGTTATTGTACCAGCAGAGAAGTTACCACTAGCATCTCTCTTAACAGCAGTGCTTGCTACATTAGAAGATTGGAATGTAATATTACCTGCGTTCCAGATTACGTTACCGTTAATGTTAACAGCATCAGAATCAAGAGCAAGGAAGTTTAAACTACCAGATGCATCTGTTGCATTACCACCAGTTGCAACAATAGCAGCATTGTAATTTGCAGTAAGTTGAGAACTATTGAAGTATAATCCTGGAGATGATGTAACTCCATCTTTTCTACCAAGTCTAAGGTTAGCAGTTCCACCATCACTTTCAAGTTTAGCTACTTGAATTGTGTTTCCATCTTCAATAGTGAAATCATCAAATTCTTTTCTGTTACTTGCAGTACCAATAGTTACTGCTCCAACAAAGTTACCAGTAGTTAATCTACCAATAATGATTGTGTAGTCATTAAAGTTATCTTGAGTGTCATCGTTAACAACGATGTTATCAATAGCAATAGTACCTGTACCCTGACCAACAGCGTTATAGAGGTTTACATTAGTACCTGGTGTAAATGGAGTTGTATTTAATATCTCTCCAGAAACATAAATGCGATACTTAGGATCTCCATTATATGATTTAATAGTTAAATCATCTCTGAATACGGTAGCACTAATAAATCTAGGTAATCTATTATCAGATATTGTACCATCATTAATATTAAGTGCGTTCTGATACCAAGTTCCTTGTTTGTTATCTAATTTGTCAGCATCCATTCCAGATCCTGCACCATCATTAATTGATGACCAGACCTTAGCCCATGATCCAAATGATGTAACACCAGTTCCAGAACCACGGATCCACATGTTATCATTATCTGTGAATGCAAGTTGTCTTACACCACCAAATGATGCATCAAAACTTGTACCACCAGATCTTAAAGTAAGAACCATATTCTTGGTTCCACCATCACTTAATAGGTTAGCGTTATTGTTAATAGTGTTAGAAACAATACCACCAACGAAGTTATCAGGAGATGGGTTAGAAGTTGGGTTGTTAGTACCAGTTGCTAGTCTTAATGTATTACCAGATGAACCAGAAACACTTATGTTATAAGAACCTGACATCCTATCCGATGGAATAGTTCCAGAGAATAGGTTAGAAGCATTAGTATAGTATTCACCTTGCTGTCCATCTAACAAGTCAGCATCTAGTCCACTATCAGCACCAACATTAAGATCAACAGAACCATTACCCGATACACCAATGTTAAACTGAGATTTCTTAAATCTAGCAACACCAATAGTACCATATAGATCTGAAGATATAGTTAGATCAGATACCCTTTGAACGTCAAGAGAAACGTTTGCATACTGTCTGTTAACTGTACTAATCTTAGCAAGTAATACTAATCCAGAACCACCACCAATATCTGTTGGAGCAATAGTTATTGTAAAGTCAGCACTATATCCAGAACCACCATCAGTAACAACAACTTCAGTAACAGCTCCACCAGAAACAGTTATGTTAGCTTTTAATCCAGTACCAGCACCACCAGAAACTGATTGATCAAAGAATTGACCATTGGTAAATCCAGTACCACCATTTGAAATAATTACATCATCAACAAAGTTACCTTGAGTGTAAGTTGATTCAAATGTTATTGGAGATTCACCACGTTCAAATTCAATAATAGATCCAGCTGGAATAGTCTGTGTTACTGGATTATTAAGAGATATACTTGTTGAACCACCAGTAGTTAATACACCAGTGATATTTGTATTAGGTTGAATACCTGAAATAAGATTCTTTACTTCATGACCAATTAAAGCATCTTGTAGTGTAGCGAATACCATTTCGCTTGATCCACTATTACATGCAGAAGTTAACTTAGCAAAGTATCTCCTCTCTGCACCCTTAACAGATTGAACTGCAAGTGCCCAGTTCTGGTCACCTCTTAAGTATGTGAATGAGTTAGCAGCACCACCAGCAGCAAGTCTATCAGTTTCAATTGTACCAGATACAATATCACCAGCAGCAATCTGGTTTGATGATAGAGATACCCAGTTATTAGCATCACTAGCAGAAGTATTAACAACTCTAGTAATATCAACAGTTACTGCAGGAATGTCACTACTGTCAAAGAAATCAGTATCTTCTAATTTAATCTTATTAACAATATCACCATATAATCTACTTTCAATTAAAGCAGTACCTTGTGCTTGTGTTCCTGATCCAGCAGGTGCAGCAATGGTGACAGTTGGTTGTGTAGTATATCCTTTACCACCTTTATATCCATTAAAGACTATAATTTCTAACGCAACAACTTCTCCATTAGCAATTACTGAAGTTGCTTTACACTCAACTGATCCAGCTTGTGGTGCACCACCTGTAATAGTAACAGTTGGTGCTGCAGCATAACCAGAACCACCATTTGTAACATTGAGTTGATAAACAACACCTTGTCTATATTCAGTTGCCTGTAAACGTCCTTGACTTACACTACCATCAAATATATCTCCAATAGTAAACTGTAATGTTGTGTCTACAAGGAATGCTAAGAATTGACTATCTAAATCATTATTCAAGATGAACGATGTTGAAGTATCTTGTTGGATACAAATATCACCAGCAAGAGCACCTTCCAATGCTAATCTTGCTGCTTGGTTAGCAACAGTAAAGACTTCAAATGGTCTTAGAGCTGGAATCTGATCAATAGAGATCTTACCAGAGTCTGTCAATTCAACCAATGCTCTAGGAACAGCGTTAGTAGAGTATGGTTTGTTTATGTAAGGACCTAAGTTATTTGTAATATAATCTCTAACTGCTTTCTGAGTAGGTAGTTTAGAGTCAGTAGCGTTAGCACCACCCAATGTATTTGAATTATCAAATCCAGTAACAACAACGTCACCACCTTTCAACTTCAAGAATTCAACTTCAGAAATTGTAACCGTACCAGTAAAGGTAAT